TGTGATCTGTTTCAGCGCACCTGTGTCAGTGTAGGTGATCCAGGGTGGAAATGTTTCACTAGCCCAACTACAGATCACATTGGTCAATGGACTGGTGTTGATGCTGTAGGTTATGTTGGCAGGATTGGCAGCCATGGCTGTGAGATTTACAGGAGTGGGCACAGTGATCAAGGCATCTTCCACTGCTGAAATGCTTTGAGTGCTGGCAGTGCCTGTCCAGGTTATACTATAACTCTGCGAACTGTTGGCCGGCACTCCGTTTTGACTGTATGAGTTTAGTTGTTCAAATGTGTTCATGATGCGTAGATATCTCCTGGTGCAATGCCGGCACCATATCTGGTATTGGTCATATAATCAAATAACACATCACCAGGCAAATGCATGCTGTTGTTGATTTTGAATTTCACTTGCGGCAAGCCGGTGACATTTTTGTCACTGCTGTAGGTCACCTGCACCACAGCAAACACCAGACCACTCATGCTGTTGGTCACGCCCCAGCCAGGCACTATGTCATAGGCATTGGCTAGAGCAGCACCACTGAATCCTGTGGGATACACCGGTCCAGTGCTGCCATTGTTGTAGCATCTGATCTGCACCAGACCAGCAATGGTAGGGTCTGTGTTGCCATCTCTGTCAGTAGTGCTGAGTGCAGTGATACCATTGGTATCAAAATTTATCTTCTGATCATTCCAATACACTTCATTAAAAGCACAACTGCTTTGAGCACTGTCACTGAGTTTGACACCAGTGCGCTCACTAATGGTCAGCACATAGGTCATGACCTGATTGTTGGCACTGATCCGGGCGTCAGTCAATTGACCACCCACAAATGCCACACCATACACAATGGGAATACTGTTGTCAGTGCTGGCATTCACACTCACACGAACGCCCCGGTCAATGGCCACCGGCCTGTCGGGCCTTGCACTGCGAGTGGTGTCAGGTTTGGCATTGTCTTTGGCAATGCTTTTGCTCACACGGCTCAGTGCATATCCAGTGAGTGCTGTTCTGGCCACAGAGGCAGCAGGACTGCTGCCTGTGATAAAATTCAGTGCAGTTTTGCCAAAGTCTACTAGATCATCAAAAAAACTCATACAGTATCCTTGTTATCTTGGGGGCAACCCAGAACTTGGGGCACCAAATTGAAAGTTGGCATTGGCCAACTTGACCACACGGTCCATACTGATGTCTGTGGGAAAGAATCGTTTCTGATCCTGGCTATTGGTTCGTCGTCCGGCAATTTTGTTTTCTAATATTGTGAGATAACTGCTGCAATTGATTACCACAGTGCTGCTGGCTGTTCTTGCACCATTGTCAAATTGTTCTTCAATGGCATAGTTGTTGACCTTGCCATAGAACCTGCCTGCTGGATTGCCAGTAATACTTAACAACTGCTTGGTCTCTGCGTCAAAAAATGCACGTAACACCTGCACTGGTGATCCTCGCATGTTGAGACTGAGAATCAATGCCAGCACTGAATTTGGTATGCCGCTGATGCTGAGTTGCAATTCTGTTCCAGTGGCTCTGAGATCACTTTGTGTGCTGCTGACATCCAGCAACTGACCCAGGCCTGTGTAGGTGTCACCATCTATTGTGACTGCACGATTGTATCCACTGAACAACAAGGGTCCAGCACTGTAGTCTGGCACGTCTATCTTGCAGAACAATGCTGTCTCAATTGATTGATACGCAGTTAAATCAATGCTCATAATAGGTTCTCATAGAAAACAAAATTGCCAGACCAACTAACTTGATCTCTTGAGAATATGGTCCAGTTGGGCAGTTCAGTGCAGATCACATTCCAGGTCACATTCTCTGCCACCTGCAGGTTGCCTGACCCTGTGGCATCCAGGATGGCCCTGTTGAGTGTCACAGTGTTTGAATTGAATGCCACATCTGCTACCACACTGTAGACGTGACCAGTGCCCAGTTGTATCACATCACCTGTTCTAAATTTGTATCCACTGGTGGTGGTTGGACTTGTGGTCAATGTGATGGTGGTGGCATTTTGTGTCCAGGATGCCTGAAAGCCTGTGTAGTTTGCACTGTTGCCCAGATAAGGAATCAACCAGGCAGTGTAGCCAGGATTGTTCATTTGCACATTGCCGTCGGTATAACGGTCAGCATAGTCTATGCTTTCTATGTAGGGTCTGGCTTCAGTCCAGGGTATACCATCCGGCAGTTTCACAGTGAAACGCCACACTTGCCCACCGCGACTCACAGTGCGCACTGTGTTGTCTCTTGACAGTGTTTGTGCTGTGGTGGCTGTTTTGACCATGCTGATACTTTCAGCATTGTCAAACACATATTGAAAAGCAGTTGTTGTCATTGTTGTTACCTTCTACTGTTGGGTAAATTTCGTCTGCCTGCTTCGCTGAGACTGAAAATTAAACTGGGATCACGTGCCAACAAACTGGCAAAACTGCTGGCATCCACAGCGTTGATGTTGTATGTGACATTGGTGCCTATGGGTGTGACTGAAGCAGGGCCACCAATCAATTCAGGACCGGCTTCACCTGCAATACCAAATCGTCCTTGTGGTATCATGCCACCGTTGGCAAAGAATCCTGAGAACAGGCTCTTGATACCGCCACCAATGGTTTCTAGGATACCGCCACCGCCCATCTTGCTGCTGCCTGGACCGCTGGAAAATATGCTGCCCACTGCTTTGGCCACGCCACTCACTGCACCACCAATGCCACTTGCAATTGATCCAATGGTCTTGCCAATACCGCTGATTAGACCACCGCCACTGCTGCCTTTGTCGCTGCTTTTGCTGCCGCCTGAGAATATGCTGCCCACAGCCTTGCCAATGCTGCCCAGGATATTGCTGCCACCACCACCGCCACCACTGGTGCTGCCACCACCGCCAAACAAGCCCTTGATGGTGTCAAATAATCCACCATTGGCAGATGCAATGGCTGATCCTAATCCTGTGCCGCCATCAGCCAAGACCACATACATGGGATTGCTGGCGCTGCTGCCAATGCTGGCTGTGCCGCCAAACAAGTTGCCCAGACCCAGTGCTTTGCCCAGGCCTGCTATGGTTTCTCTGATCTGACTGCGCAACAGTTCTTCCAACATGTTGCTCACAAACAGTTTGAAGTTGAATTCACCTGTTTTCACAAAGTCCACAATGGCATCTTCTAGGCCATCTGTGAATGTTCTAAACAATCTACCGGCTGTGGCAGCAGCATCACCAGCAGCATCTGCATAGTCTTGAAAGGCTCGTTGCCATCCAGCAGCAAATGTTCTGCTGCTTTCGTATTGTTTCTTTTGTTGAGCAGCCAGGCGCTTGCTGCCTTCTTCGGCCACTTTGTAGTATTTCTTGACTTCATCAATGTCCAAGGGCTCACCACGACGAGCCTCTTCGGCACGTATGGCTTCCTTGGCACTGTCTCTGGCCGCGGCTGCAATGTCATAGTATTTTTGTTCTATGTCACTCATGGTGCTCTTGGCCATGGTGTCTTGCAAGCGTATGAGTTCTTCGTTGAGTCTGACTTCTTCGCGTTTCTGGAACTGCACAAATTCAAACTTGCGTTGTTCCTGGATCAGTTCACGTGTGCTGGCCTTGACCTTGTCAATACCTTCACGTGCGGCTTCATAATAACTTTGTATTTCTTCTGCATTGAGCGTGGCGCCACGACGTTGTTGTTCGGCAGCAATTTCTGCTTCAGCACTGGCCTTGGCTGCTGCTTCAATGTCCAGATAGGCTCGAGCCACTTCAGGCAGGAACACACTGGCTGTTTGTTGTGTGAGACTGTTGAGTTCACGTTGTAGGTCTGTGGCTCTTGTGATTGTGAACAGTCTTGCTTGTTCCACAGCCTGTGCTTTGACGTTCAAGGCCACACTGTTTTCAAGACTGGTCTTCTGCACATTGAACAAGATTCTGGCAGCATCAATTTGTTTGTTGATAGCGGCTTCAGCACCACTGGCTCGTTCTTCTTTGGTGAGATTGCGTTTCTGTTCTCTAAGTCCAGCAATCACACGCTGGTAGTCTTCTGTGGCAGATGTGAGTGCATCTGTGAGTTGTCGTTGTTGAGCACTGGCACCAATTAATTTTGTGTCAGTGTCAAGATTGGCAACTTTGGCTTTGTTCTGACGTCTAAACTCTTCTGTGGTGTTGCGTATGGTGGCCAGCAACTTGTCATAAGAGGTGGTATCTACAGTTCTGATGTCTCGACCGGTTTGAATTTTCTTGCCTGCTTCGGCAACTTTTTTCTGTGCCAGGGCCAGGCGTTCACTTTCCAATCTTGCTTCACGTGTTTTGTCAGCCAGGATCTGAAAAGGTGTGCCCAGGCCCACACCAGCAATGGTCAGCAGGCCTCCGAGATTTAGTGTCTCAGCCAGCAATTCGCTCATGGCTTCTGTCACTCGTGCCAGCACATTCTGAGCCACTGCACCAAATCCATCAAACATTGTTATGGCTGCAAACACACCAGATGTCAACACACCAATCAGAATGGCTCCTGATCTCAAGATTCTCAAGAACGGTGAATTAACAGCAAATAGACCTGCGGCACCTGCCAACCTTGAGGCCAGGCCCAGTTTCTCTGTGGCTACCGCTGCGGTAGTGGCTGCCGCACCAACGGCTTTGACAGCGACCACTGCTGGTCTGATCACCGTCATCAATGCTGCTAATCCTCGACCTATTGTTCCTAGGCTTCTGACCAGCAGCGTCAAGCCATAAGCAACTGCACCACCCACCAGGATTGCGCCCAAGGTTTGCAATGCAAACACCAGGCCACGTGTGCCGTTTTCACTGGCTGTGGTAGCATTCAAGAACTCGGTCAGGAGTTCAATGGCAGGACCAAAGGCCTTGAGCACCGCCATCTGCAGATTGCCAAGACTTCTGTCCAGTTTGTCTTGCAGTTCACTGGCTTCAAAAATGTTACGAGCATACACTTCACCTGACCCAGCCGCCGCTTCAAGACTTTTGGCCAGTCCCTTAGCACTTGTGTCCACAGTGCGGAAACTTTTGCCAAACAAACTCATGCCCAGGGCAGCACGTTCACTGTCCTCCTTAACATTACCTAGGCCTTGAATGGTTTGTCTCAGTAGGTCTTCTTCACTAAGTGTTCTTAGATCATCCAGACTCACACCCAAGCGGTCAAACTCCTGTTGAGTTTTCATGCTGCCTTGTGCGGCTTCGTCAATGGTGAGTGCAAACTTGCTGACTGCCTTGCTGGCATCTTCCATGCGACCACCATTGGCTACCACAGCACGGCGCAGTTCTTCAATGCCTGCTATACTGATACCAGTGGCATTGCTTAGATCCACCATGCTGTCGGCAAGGTGTATGGCCTGTGCTGCCAGGGCCCCAAGTCCAGCACCTGCCACCGCTGTTTGCAAACCTCCAAATTTCTTGCCCAGTCCAGCAAGACCTGTTTCAAGTTTGGTTAAGGCAGCAAGTCCATTGACCTTGACATTTACTGTTGCATCGTAAGCCATTATAGACCTTTCATGATTTGCGCAATTCTGCGACGTGCCCAGCGTTCAAATGGACGCAGGATACCTTGACCACGAGTTTGTGGACTCCAATTGTCTTCCAATCTTTGTGCATATGGATAGTTGGCCTCAATCCGATCACCTGCCAACACTGTGCGCCTACGAGCATTGCCCGAACGTTTGGGTGTGAGCAAGCGAAACATTTCTAATGCTTGATCAGGATATGCGTTGAAACTTTTCTTGAATTTCTTAAGATCCTGCTGGGTTGTGTTGGTCACACGAATTGTGGTAGATATCATTTTCTGGCTCCATTTGATCGACGCCTCACAGAGGTGGGCGGATTGGCTCGCACCTG